ATATTATTTTCCATTTATATTAATAGTAATTGTATGGGCAACTTTACAATATACTGGTGGGTGGGAAGACATAGCAGTTTTAACAATTTTTAGTATCGTAGGTATTATCGCAAAAAAATATAAATTTAGCAGACCTGCTTTACTAATTGGTTTTTTATTAAGTGATAGAATATATTCTTTGACTTATCAATTAACCACACTACATACAATACATGATTTGATTACCAGACCAATATTCATATTCATTGTATTGTCAATAATGTCAATCTTATATTGGTCTTTAACAAAAAGGAGTAAATTAGACTATGCTTAGAATACTATTAGCTGTATTTTTACTAACAGCAACTGTTGCAAAAGCAGATTATACATTAGTTGTACCGCAAAAACCCTCAGGTGGTACATCTGTTTGGTCACAAATTGTTGTGGCAGAGTGGGAAAAACATTTAGGTGAGAAGATTATTCTTAAATACTTACCTGGCGCCAGAGATCAAATGGGCCCAAATCAATTTCAAAATGAATTTAGATTTGACGATAAAACAATTCTAGTATCACATGGTGGTAACGGAATATCTTATCTGATTGAACCAGTTGAATATAATTATTTTGATTGGGATTCTATTGGACACATGAATCTTAATATTATTGTTGGGGCAGATGATACCATTGCAAATGGTCATGTTAAATTTTCTGCCGGTTCAGGTATGATACCTGAAATTATGGCAATCACTATGTTAATGGGTGGACCAGATATGGACCCCTATGAAGCTTTTAACAAATACATAACTTTTGTAAAAGGAATGAGTGGGTCAGAGAGAAGACTTGCATTTAGGCGTGGAGACTTAAACGCAACTAGAGAAAACCCAGCTGCATATAAAAAACATGTAATGCCTTTAATAGAAAAAGGAGTTGCAGAGACATGGTTTCATCATGGAATATTAGATGTAGAATCTGGTAAACATATTGATGACCCTAATTTTACAGAACCAACATTCGAAAAATTATACACATATACATATGGAGTTGAACCAAGTGGTGATTTCTATGATGCATATAAACTTGTTAAGTCATGGAGAGACTCTTTACAAAAAGCATTTTGGGTTAATAAAAACAATCCTAACAAACAAAAGTTAATTGATGCATTAAATAAAATGATTGCAGACCCAGACTCTGTGGCTGCGATTGAAAAGAAAGTTGGAAAGTATGAGTGGCGAGTAGGAGAAGATGGTAATGATACTGTTAAAATACTAAAGTCATTTATCACACCAGAAGCACTAAAAACATTAGTTGACTTTACTAATATTGAACTTGGATATAACACGGTATACAAAGAAGACCTTACCAAGTAATGTCATATATTCTGTTTACAGGGGCACCCGGTTCTAAGTGGTCTGGTGTGGCCAGAGATATCTATAAATCAAAAGATATAGATCAATCTGACTACAAAAGAAATCGGGTGTACAAAAATAAAAAAGTAAAACATGTTGGTTCTTACTTTGACCCTGGTATGGAATTTGGACCTCAAAGAGAGGAGTGGGATAAACCTTTTTCTGGCAAAGGAAAAAGAATAATAAAATCCCACACCTTTTCTTATGACCTTGATAATTTAAAAGAACATGGATATCCCATAGTATTTGTTCATAGACCAGATTATGAGTGTTATAAATGGTGGCAACAGGCAGGTGGATTTGATATAAAATACCCAAGTTATCAATGGTATGAAGATTTAGAAGGTATGTGGTGGCACATACAAGAACAAAATAGAGAAATTATGGATTTCATTAAAAACAATGAAAAGAATATAACAACACTAGAGGATAATTTTGATTTATTAGAAATACTTAAAATATCAGAACCTGAAGATTTTTCATATAGACTATACAGTAATGAAGATATTAAAGTTTATGTGTGGTTAAAGTAACTCAATAAGATCATTATCTAGTTTAATCCAACAATTATGACATATGACAGTAGAACTATCTATTAATGTCAATATCTCTTCACGGCCTATTCCATTAACACCTTTTGTTTTGGATAGTTTTCGTATATGAGAGTCATGAGGATAGAATTTGAGACATATGGTTTCACTTTCACCACAGTTTTTACAAGACTTGTCTGATAAGTGTTGATTTAACCAAGAGACACGTTTGTTATAATGTCTTCTTGCAACTTTTTTGATAGTCTCTTTGTATTTTTCATAATGAGATTGCATGATAATAGTATTTATATCTGGTCGGTCTATAAAAAAGGGGCTTTTGAAAATTAAATATCTATAAATACAGATATAAAATAGAATGTAATAGCTATACATCAAAAGGAGAACAACAATGGCATTTTTAGTCTCACCTGGCGTTCAGGTAAAAGAAGTTGACTTAACAAATGTGGTACCAGCAGTAGCGACATCAATTGGCGCAATCGCTGGAGCATTTGAAAAAGGCCCTGTCTCATCTGTAACAACTATAACGTCTGAAGAAGACCTTATTAAAATTTTTGGAAAACCAAACTCATCAAACTTTGAGAACTGGTATTCAGCTGCAAACTTCCTACAATATACGAACTCATTGAGAGTAGTAAGAGCAGAGAGTGGAATAGTAAACGCAGTTGCTTCAGGTACAGCAATATTAATTAGAGATACAGACCACTATCTAGGCTCATTCTCAGCTGGAGAAGCGAGTGTTGGTGAGTGGGCTGCAAGAACAGCTGGAACACATGGTAACTCATTAGGAGTTTCTATTTGTGCATCAGCAACAGCATACGAAGAAATGTTGACATCATCTAACCAAACAGTTGGTGAGGATAGTGCAGGTTCAACATCAATCGCAGTAGATGACATCGATGCATCAGGCGATGAAATACACGTACACGATATTATATCTTTCTTTACAGACTCAGCAGGTACAACACCTGTAACTGGTGAAGATGGAAAACAATATGAAGTAACAGCAATCAACACTTCAACTAACGTTGCAACAATTAGAAGATTAGACGACCCTAATGGCGGTGGAGTTCATAACATTATACCTGATAACTCTTTTATCAAAAGACGTTGGAGATTCTATGACAGATTTGACGGAGCTCCTGGCACATCTGCATGGTCAACACAAAACGGAAGAGGAACAGGTGATGAAATACACGTTGTAGTTTTTGATACTACTGGTGATATTACTGGTTCAGCTATAGATGTAGCGGGTGAAAGACAAAATGCAATTATCGAAACTTTTGCAAACATGTCTAAAAACCCTAACGCAAAAACAGCTCAAGGTTCTACAAACTACTATCCAAATGTAATTTACAATCAATCACAATTTGTATATTGGATGGACCACAACTCAGCGGGTTCGAATTGGGGAACTGACACAACAGCAGCATATACAGCAGTTGATACACCAACTGATACTGTATTAGCATCTGGTACAGACGATTACTCACTAACAAATGGTGAGTTAAGACTTGCATACGATAAGTTCTCTGATACAGAATCATTAGACATTAACTTGGTAATTGGTGGTTCAAGTTCAATAGCTGCAGATACAGCTGCGAACATGGACACACACGTTACTATGATTACTGATCTAGTAGAAAAAAGACGAGACTGTGTAGGATTTGTATCACCATACAGAGCTGCAACAGTTAACATAGCGAACTCTACTACACAAACAGAAAACGTAAAAACTGGCTTCGATGCATGTCCAAGCTCATCTTACGTAGTGTTTGATAGTGGATACAAATACATGTATGACAAATACAATGACGTTTACAGATTTGTACCACTAAATGGTGATATTGCTGGTCTTTGTGCTTTCACAGACAGAATAGCAGATAGTTTCTTTTCACCTGCTGGATTTAACAGAGGTAACATAAGAGGCGCAATTAAATTATCATACAACCCTAACAATGCTCAAAGAGATATACTTTACAGAGCAAGAGTTAACCCAGTTGTTAACTTTCCAGGTCAAGGTGTTGTACTATTTGGAGACAAAACTGCTTTAACTAAACCGAGTGCTTTTGATAGAATTAACGTAAGAAGATTATTCTTGTTACTTGAAAAAGCAATCGCAACAGCAGCTAAATTCCAACTCTTTGAATTCAACGATGAATTTACAAGAGCACAATTTAGAAACTTAGTCGAGCCATTCCTAAGAGACATTCAAGGTCGAAGAGGAATATCTGACTTCTCAGTTGTTGCAGACGGAACAAACAACACAGGCGAAGTAATTGACAGAAATGAATTCGTTGCAGACATCTTTGTCAAACCTGCTAGAGCTATTAACTTTATTACACTATCGTTTATAGCAACACGTACAGGTGTTTCGTTTAGTGAAGTAGGAGGAGCGTAAGATGGCACAAATAGATGACTTTAAAGCTAATCTAATTGGTGGAGGTGCAAGAGCCAACCAATTTAGAGTTACGATCACCCCACCACCAGGCATCGCAATTGGTCTAGATGTAAGAAGAAGTTCTTTCTTAGCAAAGGCTTCTAACTTACCAGGTCAAACACTTGGTGAAATCGCTATACCTTTCAGAGGTAGAAATATCTACATCGCAGGTGATAGAGAGTTCGAAACTTGGTCTACAACATTCATCAATGATACAGACTTCATGGTAAGAAATGCGATAGAGCGTTGGATGAATGGTATCAATGATACTGCTGAAAATACTGGTGTATCATCACCTGCAGAATATCAAGCAGACTTATTTGTTGACCAATTAGATAGAGACGATACAGTTCTAAAATCTTATATTTTTAGAAATGCGTATCCGTTGACAGCTGCTCAAATCGATGTTGCCGCAGATACGACAAACACGATTGAAGAGTTTGAGGTGACATGGAGATATCAACACTTTGAAGCAAGTGGCGTTAACTTCTAATTTACCTACATAAATACTATAAAAGTAGGAGTACATTATGGCAGAGCTATTCGGATTTAAATTCGAAAGAATAAAAGATACAGACAGTCAAGAAAAGTTTACCCAAAAATCGCCTGACGATGGTACAGTAGAAATCGCAGGCGGTGGGCACTTTGCTCAGGTTCTAGATCAAGACGGTAGAGATAGAAATGAGAACGACCTTGTAAGAAGATATAGAGATATTGCACAACAACCAGAGTGTGATAGTGCAATTGAAGATATCATGAACGAGGCGATTGTCGCTAATGAAAGAGATCAATCAGTTGATATCATAACTGATAACTTACCCTATACTAAAAAAATCAAAGATAGAATTAGAGAAGAGTTTGACATTGTTTTAAAACTGTTAGACTTTGATACTAAAGGACCAGATATTTTTAGACGTTGGTATGTTGATGGTAGAATCTACTATCATAAAGTAATTGACACTAAAGCACCTAAACTTGGTATTCAAGAAGTTAGATACATTGACCCAAGACAAATCAAAAAAGTAAGAGAAGTTAAAAAACAACCTAAAGCATTAGGACCAGATGTAATTAAAAAACAAGAAGAGTATTACATCTATAATGCTAAAGGCACTTACATGGGTGGAGGTAGTGGAAACAATAATATGATTGGTGTTAGACTATCACCAGACTCGATAACTTACGTACCATCTGGTTTGATTGATGCAAATAGAAATATGGTCTTGTCATATTTACACAAAGCAATCAAACCTGTAAATCAATTAAGAATGATTGAAGACAGTCTTGTTATTTACAGAATATCTAGAGCACCAGAAAGAAGAATTTTTTACATCGATGTAGGTAACTTACCAAAAGCAAAAGCAGAGCAGTATCTAAAAGATGTAATGCAAAGATACAGAAATAAATTAGTTTACGATGCTAAGACCGGTGAGATTAGAGACGATAGAAATCACATGTCAATGCTTGAAGACTTTTGGTTACCAAGAAGAGAAGGTGGTAGAGGTACAGAGATTACAACTTTACCAGGTGGAAGTAACTTAGGTGAGATAGAAGATATAACTTATTTCCAAAGAAAACTTTATAGAAGTTTAAATGTTCCTATTTCAAGATTAGAAGCTGAACAAAACTTTTCTTTAGGTAGATCAACAGAGATTACAAGAGACGAATTAAAGTTTACTAAGTTCGTACAAAAAGTTAGAAAAAAATTCACGCCATTATTCAATGACATGCTTAAAACTCAGTTAGTTTTAAAAGGTGTTATTAATGTAGAAGAATGGCCATCAATGAGAGAACATATTAGTTATGATTTCTTACAAGATAATAACTTTGCAGAATTAAAAAATGCAGAATTATTAAGAGAGAAAATAGATCAACTTGGTGCAATCGAGGGATTTGTTGGAACATTCTTTAGTAAGAAATGGGTACAACAAAATGTTCTTAAATTAAGTGAATATGAAATAGAAGAAATGAAAAAACAAATGAATATTGAGGCAGGTATTCCACCAGAAGAAGGCGGAGTTAACTTACCACCTAATGATGGTGTAACAAACGAACCTATGAAAGGTGAACCTCAACAAGAACCACAACAACAACCAGATGATGATATAGGAGATATAGAATAATGTCTAGCGATAAAATAATTGATGCATTAAATAACGGAAGTAATTTAGATGCCGAAGATGCATTTAAAGAAACTATGAAAGATAAGGTAGCAATGGCAATTGATACTAAAAAACAAGAGATTGCTAAAGGATTTGTAAGAGATCATATACCAGAAACAGAACCAGAAACACAACCAGAACCCTCAGAAACCGAGTAAAAACATGAAGTTTGAAGAGTTATACACTTCCACCTTTGAAGCTGACGAGTTTAAAAAGACAAAGGAATATCGGAAACAATCGCCTAAAATGAAGAAGGCAATTGACGATATTTTTAAAAAAATGGACGCAAAGCCTTCAAATTTCCTAAATACTTTTGAAAAGACAATATCCGATGTCGCTAAGAAGCACAGAGTCAAAGAAAAAGACTTGATACAATATTTCGAAAAAGAGGCAATCGGACTATTAAAGTAAGGAACAAAAATGGCAGTAGTATTACAAACAATCAAAGATTCAGATTTCGAGCATGTTGTTAAAATAACAACTACTGGTACAAACTCAGCCGCAACAGTTGTCGATGCATCAGGTTTAACTGGTCATGACTCTGGTCCGAAACTATCGATTGTTGCTTGTACTTGGTCAGTAGGTTCACAAACAGATATTTTATTTGATGCGACTTCAAATGTTGTGGCATTATCACTACAAGGTAATGGAACAATGTCATTAGTAGGTCATAATTTTGGTGCAATAGCAAACAACGCTGGTTCAGGCGTAACAGGTGATATACTTTTAACAAATAGTTCTGCTTCAGTAGGAACTATCATATTACATTGTAGAAAAACAGCAGGTTACGATAACCTAGAGTAAAGATATGACACAAGCAGTTAAACTAATCACAGAAGCTACAGATTTTTCTCAAAACAATTACCTAATCGAAGAAAAGAATGGTAAGAAAGAGTACAAAATCAAAGGCATCTTTATGCAATCTAACATCAAAAACAGAAACGGAAGAGTATATCCGAAAGAAGTTTTGATGAAAGAGGTTGCAAACTATAACAAAGATTATATTCAAAAGAACCGAGCATTCGGTGAACTTGGACACCCAGAAGGTCCAACGGTTAACTTAGACAGAGTATCACACATGATAACTGAACTAAAACCAGAGGGCGATAACTTCATAGGAGAGGCAAAAATTATGTCGACTCCGATGGGTGAAATTGTCAAAAACCTTATGGACGAGGGTGCAACTCTCGGTGTATCATCAAGGGGAATGGGAAGTTTAGACCAAAGAGGCGGTGCTAACTATGTGAGAAGCGACTTCAAACTGGCAACAGCCGGTGATATCGTGGCAGACCCGTCTGCTCCAAACGCTTTCGTAGAGGGAATTATGGAAGGTAAAGAGTGGGTATGGGACCATGGTAGTCTAGTTGAGGCGGAAGTCTTTAACATGAAACAAAGAATTGAGAAGAAAACTCGACTAAAAGAAGATAAAATGAAGGCACTTGAATTTGCTAAATTCATGAAAATGATTAGTAATAAGTAGTTAAAAGTGCAAAGTTTTATAAATAATAGTACTAAATAAAAAATAAAAGGAGAACGTTCCAATGGCTACAGAAATAGACAAAACCATAGAGGAATTAGAAGCGGAAGTTTTGGCTGAGTTAGAAGAAGCCAATGGTGCTGATGCTCCTAAAAAATCTGCGGTAAAAGCAGAACCTATGGATAAAATCAAGCCAGCTCTCTCAGGTGAAGACAAACCAGAAGACATGGGAAAAGCAGTAACAGACCCTAAAGATGCTACTGACCCAGGTAAAGAAGCTTCTAAAAAATCAAAAGAAGTTTCTGGTGACGCACAACAAAAGGGAGAAGGCAAACCTGACGCAATTCAAAAAATCAAAGAAGAAGACGAAGACGATAAAGAAGATGAGAAAAAGTCTGACAAAGAAGATGAAGACGAAAAAGAAGTGAAAGAAGAAGACGAAGACGAAAAAGAAGATGAAAAGTCTGACGAAGACATGAAAAAAGAAATGATTAAAGCTATGAAGTCAATGAAAAAAGACGAAATGGCTAACATGTATGCTTCTTATCACTCAGCTGCAATGTCCAAAACTAAAGACGAAATGTATAAAGAAATGATGCATGGTATGGACAAAATGAAAAAAGAAGGTATGAAAAAACTTCATGCAGCAGTAATGCCGTCTAAAATGAAAGCAGAGGAAGCTACTGATGCAAAAACTGAGGAAAGACTAAAATCAGTTGATGTTAAAGAGCATGTCGATGCTTTGTTGAACGCTGACGATTCTTTATCGAAAGAGTTTAAAGAAAAAGCTGCTACAATTTTTGAAACTGCTGTTAAGTCTAAAATCAGAGAAGAGATTAAAAGACTTGAAGAAGAGTATCAAGAAGAAGTAAGAACTGAAGTTGCTGATACAACTAAATCATTAACTGAAAAAGTTGACACTTACCTAGACTACGTAACTAGCGAGTGGATGAAAGAAAATGAATTAGCAATCGAAAGAGGCTTAAAAGGCGAAATCGCTGAAGACTTCATATCTGGTCTTAAGCAGTTATTCGAAGATCACTACATCGATGTACCTGCTGAGAAGTATGACGTACTAGAAGCGCAAGCTGATAAAATTTCTAAATTAGAGAAAAAATTAGAGGAAACAATTCAACAAGTAGTTGAGGCGAAGAAATCTGAAGGCGCTCTAATGAAAGAATCTGTTAAGACTGAGGTTTCTTCAGACTTAACTGAAACTGAGATTGAAAAGTTTGACTCACTAGCTCAAGAAGTAGAATATACTGATAAAGAGTCTTATACTGAAAAGTTAAAGACTATTAAAGAAAACTACTTCCCTAAAAAACAAGTTATGAGTGAAACTGCACATGATGAAGTAGAAACTGGCACCGCTGTACAGGCTGACATAGACGGACCGATGGGGGCGTATATTTCCGCTATCGGAAAAGCTGTAAAGAGTGCAAACTAATAAATAGTAGAAAATAAAAAGGAGAAACACAATGTTTCAAACACAACATCTACAAGAAAAGTGGCAGCCAGTCCTAGAACATCCCGAACTACCAAAAATCGGTGATGCGTACAGACGAGCTGTTACTACTTTAATCTTGGAAAACCAAGAGAAATCTATGAAAGAAGATAGATCATTCTTAGGTGAGGCTGCACCAACTAACGCAACTGGTTCAGCTGTTGACAATTGGGACCCTATTCTTATTTCTCTAGTTAGAAGAAGTATGCCTAATCTTATTGCATATGACATCTGTGGCGTTCAACCTATGAGCGGCCCAACAGGTCTTATCTTTGCAATGAGAGCAAGAGCAACTAATCAAACTGGTAAAGAAGCTTTAGCTGACCCATTGATACCTGATCTATCAAACCAAGACGCTGCTGGAAATACTGGTGGCGGAGACCAATCTGGTACTAACCCAGCTGTTCTTAACGATTCACCATCTGCTGGTACATACAGTTTCGTAACTGGTATGACTACAGCTCAAGGTGAGACTTTAGGTGATGGTACAGATGAATTCGCAGAAATGGCTTTCTCAATCGAGAAACATACTGTTACTGCGGTAACAAGAGCTCTTAAAGCAGAATACACTATGGAACTTGCTCAAGACCTTAAAGCAATCCATGGTTTAGACGCTGAGACTGAACTTGCTAACATCTTGTCATCTGAAATCCTAATGGAAATCAACAGAGAAGTTGTAAGAACAATTTACAACACAGCTGTAGCTGGTGCTCAAACTAACACAACAACTGCAGGTATCTTTGACTTAGATACAGACTCAAACGGAAGATGGTCTGTTGAGAAGTTTAAAGGTCTATTGTTTGCAATCGAAAGAGATGCAAATGCTATCGGTCAACAAACAAGAAGAGGAAAAGGTAACATCATCATAACATCTGCTGATGTCGCTTCTGCTCTTCAAATGGCTGGTGTTCTAGACTACACACCTGCGTTATCAACTAACCTAAACGTAGATGACACAACAACTACATTTGCTGGTGTATTAAACGGAAGATACAGAGTTTACATCGACCCATATGCTGCAAACGTAGCTGCTAAACAATACTACGTAGTAGGTTACAAAGGAACTTCACCATACGATGCTGGTGTATTCTATTGTCCTTATGTACCTCTACAAATGGTTAGAGCCGTTGGTGAGAACTCATTCCAACCAAAAATTGGTTTCAAAACAAGATACGGTATGGCTGCAAATCCATTCCATACTGGTACTGTTGCTGCTTCTGCTGAAGGTGCAATTACACTTTCTGCAAATACTAACAAGTATTACAGAAGAGTACAAGTTACAAACTTAATGTAATCTTGGTTGAAAACAACAATTCAAAGAGGGCGCTTCGGCGCCCTTTTTATTTTGAGCATATAAATACTGAGTGGAGTAATTATGACTAAAAGATTAGATATATCAGACGATACTGCTGTTTCAATGCCCGTTAGAAACATGCTCGCCATAATCGGAGCGGTGGCTGTCGGAGTATGGGCTTATTTCGGAATCCTAGAGCGTATTACCATGTTGGAAACAACAAGTGTATTACAAGAAAAAGATATCAACCAACACGTTGAAAGAATAGAAAACGAAGTTATTAAGAATTCAGAGTTTAGAATCAAATGGCCTCGAGGTGAAATGGGAAGTTTGCCAGCTGACTCAGAGCAATTTATGCTCATCGAAGACATTTATAGCACGCTAGAAAAAGTTGAAAAACAATTAGAAAGCATGATGCATAATAAAGTGAATATTGAATTTCAATCAAAACAACTTTCTAAAGCTTTAGAAGATATTGAAATACTAAAAGATAAAGTGAGACAAAACGGAAACACTATTAAAAACGGAGACTAATATGATAGAGGTAGTAGTAGCTCTTTTGATGATTATAAATGGTGAGATTAAGGAGCATAGAATACAAGAGTCGATGGCTGCTTGCTTAAAAGGTAAGCGTATAGCTGAAAGACAACCAACCATGTCCGT